AAGGAAAAATCTAAAAAGAAGAAATGAAACCGACTTTGCATGAACTAGATAAAAGGTTGACTTCTTTTGAAACCGTTTCAGATGAACGGTGGAAGGAAACCATATTGAGAATTAAAAGATTGGAGGGAGTTTTAATAGGCACGGCTGGTACGACTATATTGTTGTTGGTGGGTGTACTAATGAGAGGTTCTTAAATGGACCCTGTTACTTTATTTGCTACGGCTACATCTGCATTTAAAATTTTAGAGAAAGGTTTTGCCACAGGAAAATCCATTGAGAATATGACACAGGATCTGGGTCGTTGGATGGGAGCTATATCAGATGTTAAACACGCACACTCCATGGCTCAAAAGCCAAGCATTTTTAAGAAGGTTTTTGATGGTTCGTCTGTTGAGAAAGAAGCGTTAGATGCATTTGCATTTAAGAAAAAAGCAGAGGCTATGGAAGATGAATTAAGGACACATATTAATTTAGTTTATGGACCGAATAGTTGGAGCGAAATATTAAAGCTACAAGCCAAAATCAGAAAGGACCGACAGCAACAAATTTATGAGGTTCAAGAATTTAAACGGAAGGTTTTTAACATAACTGGCATTATATTTTTATGCACCGTTGTAGGAGCATTAATCATGTGGCTGGCTTATATGTTTTATTTAAAGAAACAAGGGAGTTTATAATATGCAGAAAAAGAAATTACCAAAATGGATGAAGTCTGAGCCTAGAGAAACTGTTGATAGTGTCAGACGTAAAGAAACTTTTATGGATTTAGTTTATGCTCTAAACCCACCTCGTAAAAGACTTGGATTTTTTACTTGGCTCAATCGGTATCTCTAACAATGACTAAGATGACGCTGATCGTGGAGCAATGGTCACACGCTGTTGACAGCTTTAAACTCATACCTCGTGCATTGATACTACTTTATATGTATCTCACCTACAAAACTGTTTTCTGGTATATGGGTTTGGATGCACCCAGCTTTGAGCAGAGTGGAATGGTATCGGTTTTGACGAGTGCCAATGCTGTAGCAATGGGATTATTTATGGGTCGGTCTAGTTAGTTGACATGGGTATTAGTAATTTTTTTATCAGGGACGGTTCAGGAAAGTGTGTACTTCAATGATATGGATACTTGCCTTAGATATGCACACAAGATCGGCAACCAGAATTGGTCGCAGTCCTTGGCTGGTGACAACATCTGGGTCAAAGCCTATTGCATCCCTCAGTCGAATGATAAGAAAGATGAATGACAGAATTAGAAGATAAAGTCTGGCAGATAAGATTAAGGATTAACAAATTGAAATTTGAATTGAAAGATGTGCTGGAAGAAAAGACGGACAAAGAAAAAGCAATATTTATATTTGATAAGGATGACCCACATCTTTTAAAGCAAGAGGATTAGTTATGAGGAGTGTTTGGTTTTTTTTAACCAAGAAATTAGATCTTGTGGTAAGTGCTATATCTGCCAAATACTTCTCGCCCATTAAAGAAGTTCACTATTTAAAAGGGAGAAAATAATGCTAGGTTTAGGACAGATAATTGGACCCATCAGTTCACTCGCTGGAACGTGGTTGCAAGGTAGAGTTGATAAGGCAAAGGCAGAAACAGACGTAAAGGTAGCCAGAGCCAAAGCTGAAGCGAAGGTCTACGAGACTTCTGCGACATCGGATATGCTTAATGAGCAAGCCCTAACAAATCAAATGGCTGGGTCTTGGAAAGACGAATTTTGGACTTTGATCTTTGGGGGGATATTAGTCGCATCCTTCTTGCCGTGGAGCCAACCTTTTGTAAAAGAAGGATTTATATTTTTAGAACAAGCGACACCTCAGTGGTTCTCGACTTGTTTATATATTTGTATAGGGAGTTCATTTGGATATCGGTTCGGCAAAACTGGACTGCAACTAATGAATAAGAAAAAATGATTTCACCAGAAACAGAGATTTTAATTATAAGTTGGGCTATGGGGTTAGTCCTTCTTCTAATAGGGAGTTGATATGAAAGGTAATTTTGATAGAGCCTTGGCTTTAATACTTAGGCACGAAGGGGGTTTTGTAAACCATCCTAATGATCCCGGTGGCATGACCAACAAGGGCATAACTAAAAAAGTTTATGATGCTTTTATGGAAAGGGTAACGACAGAACAAGAGATGCGAGCAATGCCGGATCTTCATGTAGCTGAGATCTATAGGAAACAATACTGGGATCGGGTAAACGGTGACAGCTTGCCTTCCGGGCTGGACATATCGATCTTTGATTGGGCTGTTAATAGTGGCTGTGGTCGTGCTGTAAAGGCATTACAGAAATGTGTGGGTGCAAAACAGGATGGTGGTCTAGGTCCACTTACATTAAAAGAAGTAGGCAAAAAAAATCCTAAAGAATTGATAGAAATGATTTCGGTTGAGAGGGAAACTTTTTACAGGAAGCTAAACACATTTAAACATTTTGGGAAAGGTTGGCTCCGAAGGAATAAAGAAACCCGGAGCCACGCACTCGTTAACGCTGAAGACTAAAGCAACTCCATTGCTCTAGTATAACCTTTAAGCCGTCTAAGCCTACCCCTCTGCTCCAACGCTAAAAGCATCCTAGATATTCCATTAGAATACTTTCTTTTCTTAATTACTTGGTTACCATTAATCTGCCCAGACATCATCTCTCTAATGGTTGGATAAATGTTAAACTCTTTATGAAAGAGAGTAATAAAAACCAGAAGATCTTCTTGGTTAGCTGTGACACCGTAGTTACCCTTGTTCATTTTCTTGCTCCCTTCCCTCAACACTCAGAACCTTATTAAATTTTATTCGCTGCTCCTTAATTGTCTGGCGAAGATAGTCTGGGAGAATGTCATCAATAAATTCTTCATTGAGATTTTCTAGTTCTTTCATTTTGGTTCGCCTCTGAGCGTGTTCCATTTTATCGTATTCAAAAATAGCCCTTAAAACCTTATCATATTCCACTGCCCAAGTATCAGCACTATCAAACTCCATATTTTTGCCATTAGTAAGCTGTAGTATGTATTTATTCTCGATAGGAAGAGCCTCAGAGATATGTTTTACTTCTTTATTAGTGATCATAGGGCTAGGCGTATCTTCTGCCCTCTGTACGGTCTTCATATCGCTCTGTTTTTCTGCCGGATAATCTTCAGCCTCTTCTTTTGTCATCATTCCCTTAATAACATCTGGAAATGCATCTCTAATACAATTTCCCCTCGCCCGGTGCTGCAACATTCTTTCCGGATACTGTGTCCACGGACCTTGTTTGCCCCATAACTTTGCTCTTTTTGCCATTTGAACATTAAACTCACGCTTTATTAATTCGATACTGCCATCAATGTGCTTTCGTTTTAAGATGCAGACAGCATTCATGGTTTCGTTTTTCCCTTCCATCTTTTCTTCTATGCCCATACACCGGGGATCTTTTCTAACTAAACCTAATAAAGCATCACCGTAAATAGATGGCTTGCCATTAATAACAGCTATGCCTTGTAGGGCTTGCATTGGTGCTAGACCAATCTCATATCCCCACTGCATGGCAATTAAAATATCATTTGGTTTCCCTCTATAATTTTGTGGAACCATGTTCAGTTCAGAACCTGCTGCCATTTTAGCAAACTCCATTGCCTCGCCTAAATTCGTAGGCTCTAATATACTTACTTTACTCATCATAAATCTCCGTTTGTTTTACTGAAAATGATATGCTTTCATACTCCTCATTCGTTGGAACACTCTTGCGTTTAATTTTTTTAACTGTTTCACATTTAATCTGGTAGCTGCCTACATGACCAAATTCTATATCCATAGATTGCATAGCTATCTCTATCTCATCCCGGATCTCATCAGCTAGTTTCTTACTTTCCCTTGCTTCAGCCGATTGCCTCAGATAATCACCACAAAGCATTTCCATATCGGTATTGGTTTTCTTTAATAGCAAAGTAAGATCCACACTTGCCTTAGAAGGTGGGGCTAATGGTGGATAGGTTCCATCGTTGTCAACTAAATGCCAGAACTCTTTCACCTTTTCTTTTATTTTAGCTATGAGTTCTTCATCCTTTGGAACAGGATATATAATTGGTTCGCCCATCTTCTGCGTAGCGACAGCAATAACTGCCCAATCTAACCCGGAGCAGATCATTTGATGGTGGACTTGTATTATCCATTCTTGTTTAGGCACTCCCCTATGGTTGTTATCGGTCTTTATTTCCATGATACCTTTAGGACCTTTAAAGGTATGCAGCTTGTCTGTAATAGGACAAGCGACACTTACATATGTATCAGTAGATATAATGGCATCAAGACTAGCACCCATTCTAAGATCTTCATTACGGTGGGCATGATCTGGAAATACAATAGATGTTCCTAATATATCATTAGCCCATCTGCCTGTAACTTCCTCATATCGATTGCCATACTCTGCTCTAGCTGAGTTAAAGTTACCTTTCTCAACTGCAATACCTTTGATCGTATCCTTGGTATTTTGTAGGATTTTATCCCTAGTGGTAAATGCTGTTTTGCCGAGGACAATCGCCCCACATTCGCTTGCACCGAGTTCTTTCCCGGTAATAGTATACTTAGGCATATTACACGCCCCCGTAAAAGTAGTAACAGCTATCGTTCAAGACGCAGACCAGCATTAAAAGAACATAAGCTGAAAACAACGACATACCGAATGCAAAGGCATATAGGATGTATAGGAATGTTTGCTTAATTAGGTTGATTAGGTTAGTTTGTCTATCCTGTCTATTAAGGATATCAGAGATAGTATTAAAATTACTAATACTATATATTATGCGACATACGGTTGAAGTTAGTACATCTAAGTGTTTATAACTATTCAATTTTATTCTCCTTTATTTTATTCCGAGTTTTAGACCAGTTTCGGCATTACATCTAGGGTGCATACAGGCTGATATTTTTTTATCCTGTAAATCTCTCATCCTCATTCAATGTTCTACCGTCTTCTTCTTTCTCCAATCTTTTTTTCAATTTGTTATGTCCATCGATAGAGGTTAATCCATCTTCAGACCACTCTAGTTTTTCGCCCCCGGTGTAATGTCCTCTAGGATCATTCCATTGGCGATGTAGACGGTGATGGGCTAACATTATATGACTTTGAGCCATCATACACTTGTCTACATTGGAAGGCTCATTTTGTTTCAATGTCCTTTCCATCTCGTCAGCTAACTCCCTCAAAACTTTAACAGCCGTTCTTATCTGATCTATATGTACACAGGGTATCGTTAATCGTTTGGTCATTTTGATTAGCCCTCGCCTTAATGCATAGATTGTTTTGTTATGTTTTAATGTAGTTCGCTTTCTCATATTATCACCTTATATTCAACTTATGCGTACTATTTAAGTACTAATTACATTCTGTCAATATATTATTTATTTTTTCTTCTTTTTATTAAGTTGGATACAGTTGAGGCATACCATTCGCCACCTTTAAATGATGGGATATCACGCTTAGTTAAGATCCTAGCAACATCCCGGTAACTATTACCCTCTTCAATTAATGATTTAATTAATGGTAGGTTATCCCTCGCAAAGTCATCAGCATTTTTCTTGACGGTATCAGCCCCCTTCTGACCAGCCTCTTGCAGCTTGTCATGGATACCAAGTTTCTGAATAATCTTACCGGCTTTAGATTTATAGTAGCCCTTTTCAGCTATCTCAGCCTTAATGCGATTAAATGATGCTGTTGTACGCTCTCTGATATTCTCACGCTCGATGTAGTTCATCTGAGCATGGAAACCAATAGTCTTATGGTCCAGCATAGGGTTATCAACTACAATAAACTTAAATTTCTTATTGTGGACCTCTTCCTCAAAGAACCGGGTTGTTTCCCACATCTTTCTTGAAAATCTCGACAGGCTGTAGACCACCAATGTAGCATTTTCTTTTCTACAATAGTCTAGTGCCTGTTTTAAAACTGGTCTTTTAGCAAAGGGCAATGCACCAGACACTCCCTCTTCCTTAAACCATGTCACCTCATGTTCTCCACCATTGAGGTACTGCTTTATATTAAATATCTGGTTTTCTACATCCTGTTTATCGGTACTAACTCGCACTAGGCAAGCGTACTTGCCTTTATGCTGTAGACCGTGGTCTTGTCTGAATACTGGCATACCACTCTCGAAACCATGATTAGCGTACACCATCAGTCTACCTTTTGTTCACTTTGGTTGTCAATCTCGATAGCCTTCTTAAAAGCATCATCCAAACTATTAAATTCACCTATGTGATAGCAAGCCTCTTCTTTTTCTACCCATTTATTAACAATGTATTTGTCAGAAACTTGTATGTAGATATTTTTATTTGCTTTTAAAGTGTATTGGTCGTCATACATTTCTGGCTCATCACTTTCCTCAAATACAAATTTAGAATAATTTCTAGCTTTATCAGTTAAAGGTATGTGACCACCATCGTTGTCATATTCCCAATCAACTCCTAAAACTGGCTTATCATCGTCATTCTTCATTTACTTTCCCCTTTTTTTTAAATGTTCAACTAATTTTCACTTGTAATAGATATAATACTATTTATTGTGAATAACAAGTGCTAATTGTGTGATCTAGGGATAATAACGATTAAGACATTGAAATATAAAGCAAAAAAAGTGAAATTAGATGGTTATACATTCGATAGCCAAGCCGAGGCAAAGCATTACTGGCACACATTAAAGCCTAAACTGGAACGAGGGGAAATCAAACAATTAGAGGTCCACCCTAGCTATTTAATAGAGATCGATGGAGAAAAGATATGCAGATATATAGCCGACTTCCGTTATTTCACAGCGAAGGAAGTAGTGGTCGAGGATGTGAAGGGGTTCAAGACACCCGTGTATCGATTAAAGAAAAAACTTGTAGAAACTATATATCGAGGCGTGAAAATCTTAGAGATCTCACCAACTCAGTATCGATCCGGAAAGTGGTCCTTGCCATCTCAAGAGTAACTGGCTGCCCACCGAATGAGTTACTGAATAAAAGAAGAAGCCAGCTAGTACAGCCGTTTAGAACTTTGTTGTATTTGGTCTGCCGGGAATACTCATGGCAACCCTACACCGAAATAGGCTATGCCCTCAACCGTGACCATACAACGATTGTACAGGGTGCAAAAAGAGGCAAACTGCTCATCAAGAAGAGCCGTAAGATGCGTAGGATATATAATGAAGTAATCAAGGAACTGGATGTAGCATGAACTATATGTCGCTATGTTCCGGGGTTGAGGCAATATCAGTTGCATGGAAGGAATTGGGTTTTAATCCTGTAGCATTCAGCGAGATTGAAAAGTTCCCATCGGCTGTATTGGATTATCATTACCCTAACGTACCTAATCTTGGAGATATGACTAACTATAAGGAGTGGAAAAACGATGGAACAGTTGGACTTATTGTCGGGGGAACACCATGTCAATCATTCTCGATTGCCGGACTACGCAGAGGGCTTGAAGACCCTAGAGGAAACCTCATGCTTACCTTTGGTGCAATTATTAAAAAGTATCGCCCTTCCTGGGTACTATGGGAAAATGTCCCCGGCGTCCTGTCGAGTAACAGAGGAAGGGATTTTGGAACCTTTCTCGCAATGCTGGGGCAATTCGGGTATGGGTATGCCTACCGAGTTCTTGACGCTCAACATTTCGGAGTGGCACAAAGACGCAGAAGAGTGTTTGTTGTCGGATACCTTGGAGATTGGAGAAATCCAGCCAAAGTATTATTTGAGCAAGAGAGCGTGCGAGGGAATACTCAGAAGGGCAAAGAAGAGAAACAAGGAACTGCCGAAAACTCTTGTAATGGCTTTAAAACAAGTAGCGAAAAATTAGAAATACCTAAACTTGCTCCTACTTTAACAGGAAATGGTGCTGGTTTATCAAGACCAGTTAATCAATGGCAAGAAGATAGTTGGTACATACCGACAGTTGCCGGATCATTGGATACTGAATGTGGGGGCAATAAGCTAACCCATCAATCAATAGAGAATGGTCATATTGTCCCGGAAAAAATAGGAACTTTAACTACGAAATCCACTACATCAAATGGTGCTAGAGATGTAGAAGACGGTTATGTTATTCCTGTTGCAAGTGAAAAAATGAAAGTTAGACGGCTCACTCCGATAGAGGCAGAACGCCTACAGGGCTTTGAGGATGATTACACTAGGATACCTTACCGAGGCAAGCCTAGAGAACAATGCCCGGACGGTCCGAGATACAAGGCTATGGGTAATTCAATGGCAGTCCCGGTAGTCAGATGGATTGGAGAAAGGATTAAAATGGTGAATGACGATGTTTGTTGATGATCCTATGGCAGATGAATACGACAAGTACGGTAAGTATTACCCTGTAAGAAGCTATGAAACCATGATGTTCCAGACCAACTGCCTCGATGAAATCATTGATTACCATTCATCCTATGGATCGGGATTTCGTCAACAGCGATGCCAGCGTAAATCTGACAGTGAGCGTAAAAACAAGAGATCGTTTAACTACGTTTACAGGCGAGGCTCAAAATGATAGAAGCATTAGCTTGCTTGGCTATAGCCATTTATTTCGAGAGCCGGTCAGAACCCACAATTGGTCAGATTGCCGTAGGTCAAGTTATAATGACCAGAGTTGCCGATTATCGATACCCAGATAATATCTGTGATGTCGTTAAGGAAGGATACTACTACTCATGGAACCCTCAAATACCCATACCCGATAAATGCCAGTTCTCGTTCTGGTGCGATGGAAAATCAGAAGAAATAGAAGATCAAGAGGCATATTTATGGGCAGAAGAGATTGCATGGGGGTTACTGGAAGGACCATTAAACCATATTGATATCACCGATGGTGCAACACATTACCACGCATATTATGTCCAGCCATCATGGACTGAGATGGTAACACAAACCGTTAGAATTGATGATCACATATTTTATAGATTGGAGATGGAATGAGCCAGTTGCATAAAGAGGAAGACTACTGCCCTAGCTGCAAGAGCAAGCTGTCAGTAATGAGAACCGATAAGAACAGGATAGAACGCAAATGCAATACTTGTGGTGTGGTCGTTGTAGATACAATCAAGGAGATCCGAAATGAAGATCAGTAAGCTAACACCCGATCCATTAAGAGATCCACCTAAAGGCTACGGAGAATATCAATGCCCCGGACAAGTGATTATCATGCCAGCCAGAGCCTACGGTGATAAAAGGTTTAACAAGGCTAAACAGGCCTTTAGGATACTCGCTATCTGCTGTGGTCACCAGAATGAGAGGCGAGGTAACTCATTCTTTATTAATCATTCAACCATCGGCAAGATAGTCGGCACAGCCAGAAACCATGTAACAAACTACATG